ATCGATCTTTTCATCAGTAAAATAGCATGTACCAGATATTCCTCTCACACCAAATCCTGTAGATTTAATATTGTAATTAGTTTCGTTGCAATAGAAAGAATTCAAGAAACATAATTCATACTGAGTAAATTGATTTACTTTTGCTAATAAATTCCTTCTTATTCTCACATTAGTAATATTAGATGTTATGGAGTTATTAACATTATCAACCATCGAAACAATTTTACTATATTTGAACCTACCGCCAAATTTATTCAACTCTGTTCCAGATGCAAACTGAGTCAAAGAATTTACAACACTACTTTTTACAGTATCTGGATCACCTGCAAAGTTTGGGTTATAGTAAATGTAACTATCAACTTCAACATAGATAAATTTCAAGTCTACAAAAGTAGGTACAATTCCAGCAACAGAATAACTTTTTAAAGATGCTAATATTTCTTTTTTAGTGAAGTTGGATAAGAAAGAACCATTCTTAGGTTTTGCTGCAATATAAACCCTACCATATTGAGGTGGATCTAATTCTTCACCACCATAAGCACTAACAGATTCAATATTTGGATAAACAGAAGGAATTATTGCTTCATAATCACTAGCAGTTACTGCTCTATGTTGTGATGAATATAACCTTGGAGCATAGTACCTAACACTGTTAGTTGGTTCTATATTGTCGCCATTTTGAGATGGTGTTTGTGGAGTAAGTATTGAAGTATACCCATCCAACAATGCAGAATTTGAATCTCTAAGTGTTCCTGCGAATTTGAACTCTTGTGCTCCATTTCCATCAACACCTTCAGTTTTGATATAACTAACATCAATAATATTACCAGAATCTAACTTCTTACCAAATACATCATCACCAAATAATAATTCATATTTCTCATCAGTAGTCTCTTGAATTAGATATATGTTAGATGTTGATGTAATACCTAAAATATTATTTACTAACTTATATTCTACTTGAGTGCTACTACTAGAGTTTTCTCTTATCTTTACGATTATAGTAGAAGTGTCTATACCTTCATTGGGCAAAATATATCTCTGATTATCACTTCCATCTACTACAAAACCTGCTTGTAGATATTGACCTTGAAAAATTTCTATTGTACCTTCAGATTCTCCATCTGTAGCAGTTCCAGTAACTGTTTCGGGTATTGAAAATATATATTGAGATCCAGATACTTCTCCATTGGCAATTACACCAGGTGTAAATGATATTGTTTCTACTGTACTAGCAAGACCACTAACATAATAATCTACTGTTGCTTTTGCTGCTCTCTTAGAACGTGGAACATAACCAATATTACGTGCAAGAGATACAACATTTTCTCTCAATGTTGCAGAGTCAATGAAAGTCTCATTGACAACCATATTAGTATTATATGCAGTCTGATATGAATTATATGCTAAAAGGTTTATCAAAACTGACAGATTAGAACCATCAAAGTCCATATCTGTGAAATTTGAATTCTCCCTCAGATATTCTTTTATTGAGGTTTTTATATCCTCAAAATTTAAGTTTGTGTATTGTTGGAGTGCCATTATAGCCTAGTAGGTTCTAATATGAAATTTACAGCCTGAGAAGGAGACGATAGACCAATAATATCATAATTTAGCGTAATGTCTAAGCAGTTTCTATCAGGGTAGTTTTGCACAACAACATCTGTTAGTTTCACTCTTGGTTCATGATTTGATATTGTTGTCTCTATTTCAGACTTAATCGGATCAACATAATCATCTGTTGCCAATTCAAATAAAGATCCTGTAATCCTAGTTCCAAAATCACCATCAAAAAATACTTCACCTATTTTTATTCTGACCAAATTTTGCACAGAACGCTTTATAGCATCCTCATTCTTCAATGTTAAAACATCATTCGTAACGGGATGGCGTTTGAAAGACAAAGATATGTCTTTGAAACCTTGTGAAAAACGTTTGACTGGCACTAGGAAGATGCAATCTCGGTATATTTAGTTCTATTTAGAGACAAAAAAAGACCCTTCTCAAAGAAGGGTCTTTATTGGATGCTCCGTAGCCTGATAGTCAGTCGGAATCCTGGTCGTCGGTTCCCAGGTATCTAATTTCTATTTCGTCGGGATGAGGGTATCCAGAGTGGTAAAACTCATCGGCAAGTGCTTGTGATATGTCAAGCATTTCCTCTTCGTCTATAGAAGAGAATTCCTTTACTCCCTCAACGTATATATCATACTTTTCCATATACCGTAATCATTCTTTACAGGTATCTATATAATTCTTGTTTTCTCATGCCCTACTCTACACTGTGGGTCACACCAGATTTCATATCCTGCCTTCAATGCATCAAGACAGAATGATACATCCTCTCCGCACATGTCTTGAACTTCACCAGAATCAAACACCTGCATCTGAGGTGCAAACCAAGGATAAGTCATTTCTTTATTTTCAAAGACACCATGTTTGATTAGTAACCAACCAAAACCAGTATAATCAACAGTAAATGGTTTTTTGCGTTTTTGAATACTGTCAACCATCTCATGATTCATTACCCCACCGTTTTCCTTAAAGTCATCCTCTTCAAGCCAGTGAGCAACGGATGTCGTTTTACCGTCTTCCGTAGCGTACCAACCAGCAGCAAGATCCTTGTCCATACATACAATGCGATAAAAGTTTTCGAGGTTGAAAACGATATCACTGTCAATCCAAAGTTGATAGTCATACTTTAACTTCCCGTCCCATGGTAGTTGATCTGGTCCTCTTAGAACATTAGCACCTAAGCACTTACAACGTGCAAAGTTTACCATTGAACTATAATCTTGTGAGATTTGAATGCTTGCACCACTTTGAACCAGATCAAAGCAAAGTTGTACAAATGCCTTCAAAAATATGTAAGAAACGCCACGACCAGGTAGACAAAAGACAATACTCTTACCTTTGATCAATTCTTTTCCTTTTTCTACAGACCACCAGTCTTCCTTTTGTTCTGTAGTAGGTGGGGTGGTTACCACCTTAAATCCTTTAGCCATACTATAATGGGTTGCAATCCAACAATATTATAACAGATTATATAGCTTCTATCAACTCAATAACTTTTTCTGATATCTTTTGATGTCCTAAGGCATTAGGATGATTTCCCTCTGCATGATATTCACCGTAGTAATGATCTCCTATACCATCTTTTTTATGACCTATGATGTCCTCATGAATATATGTTATAGGTAAACCTTGATATAGTGGTTTCCACCAACCAGTACCATTCTTTTCAGTATAGTAAAACTTTTCTGGTCTACGAATTACTTCGTGAAAGTGATCTGCTAAAAGAGGAATAAAGGTAATATCATTTGCTTTGCAATAAGAATCAAAAAAGACCATATTCTTCCACATATTCTCTACGCCAAGAATATCGTTATATACAAATCTATAAAACCATTTACCTGCAGAATGCAATCTTTCTCTTAACTCATCAGACATAGGGTTACCTTTGAGTTTTAGTTTTCCGTGAGTTGTAGTAAGTTGTGGTGTAAACTTATGAGGAAACCCCTGTTTATCAAACCACTCCATTCTTGAATGGACAGTAAACTGCATAACCACTACATCTACTTTAGATGTTTTCAAATATTCTATAGTCTCCCTTACAATCCTATCATTACTATTACCACACAGAGCAATGTTATTCTCTTTAGTATCAAATTTATCAGAAACTAACTTACTGTATCTTTCGTTTTCACGATCTTCAAGTTCATCACCCCAAGTGATTGAACATCCATGAAATAATATTTTCATCAAAAAACCTTTACTGAATATTCACTAGAGAAGAATTTTGCGTCTTCAACGCTATTTACCATTGGTTTACCTCGAACATTCAGAGATGTATTCAACAATACAGGACATCCCGTCTTCTCGTACCAACACTCTAATATAGGTCTTAGAACGCTTTCAGATGTCTCTGGTACTGTTTGTACCCTAGCAGAGTTGTCAACGTGTAGACAAGCAGGAATGAGGTCACTCTGCTTACACTGGTAAACATATGACATATGCCTAGAATGTTCTGGCATATCAAACCATTCCTGACAATGCTCTTCTAGTATAGCAGGAGCAAATGGTCTAAACTTCTGACGTTGTTTTATTTCGTTGACGAGATCTTTGGTTGAAATTTCTCTTGGATCCGCCAATAGACTTCTATTACCAAGAGCACGAGGACCAAACTCAGCACGACCATTTGCAACACCAGCGAT